TATGGATCGATTTCTAGATAGAGCCGAAGAGAATAATGACAAGTTACGCGATATGGTTATTGCGGTAGATTAGATGAGTGGCAAAGTATCGGAAATTGAGACTAAAGTAGATAAATTACAGGGCCATGTAGATCATATTGATGGACGTCTTGCAATAATTGGAGAAGGAACAAAAATGGAACTTTTTGATACGTTGTATCATTGGAAGAAAATTTTAGTCGACGATCGCAATTGGGCCTCTGCTGCAGAAAAAAAAGAAGTTAATGATATCTATGAAGTATATCATCATGGCTTAGACGGCAATGGCCAAGGTAAGATTTATTATGAATAGATAATGAATTTACCAGAAACACCACCAACAAATAATTGACTTTTTACTTAAATTATAATATAATTATATTAAGTAAAGGAGGATATTATATGATACAAGAGAGAAGGAGCCAAGCGCAAATTGCACGACTTGAAATTTATACAGATGGTTCCTGTAAAAAATTAGGAACAAATGCAACTTTTGGTGGCTGGAGCTTCATTGCTCTTCGTGGTGGCGAACGCATTTATGAGGTTGCCGGAAGCGAATATGGGACCACAAACCAGCGTATGGAATTATTAGCAGTACGCAATGCCTTAGAGTTCGCGCAGAAAAATCGGCATCCAAATGAGAATGTAATAATTTATAGTGATTCAGCTTATACTATAAATTGTTATACACAAGAATGGTATGTGCGGTGGCAACGAAATGGATGGACTAATTCCAAAGGAGAAGATGTAGCAAATCAAGATCTATGGATAGATATTATTCCATATTTCGACAATTTTTGGTACTATTTTTCTAAGGTAAAAGGACATGGGTCAAATTACTGGAATAACGAATGTGACCGCTTGGCACAAATGTCCGCACAAAAATTAAAAGATAATTTTAAAGGAGAACAAAATGGATAATAGTATTTATGAAGTTGAGAGAGAAGATTATAAGAATTTTATTGGACAGCTCAATAAAGAAATGATGGATACTGAAGTACATATAGTAGAAAATTGTACTTTTACTAAAATTAAAAGTAAGAAAAATGGTAAGCATCTAAGTACTCGTATCTCTGATTCTGAAAAAGAAGAAGAATATTATTTTATTTTTGAATATCCAGATAATGATGAGCGTATCGCACCAAAACCTATAATGAAAATCAATCTTGATACAAAAGAAGAAGTTCAAACATTTTTTAATGCGCTAAATAAACTTCAATTGGAGGCAAAGAAAAATGTAGGAAATATTTAAAAACGTCAGAGAAGAGGTTAAAGAAACTGCGGCTTTAGCATGGAAAATTGCCATAGGATAGCATGATCCGATTGCTGCAGCAAAATTCCTTGATAATGTAATTAACTATTATACAAATTATTATACTAATGAAGAAGTAGAATTTCTCCAGTTCTATTTTCATTTACAAATGGAGATGATGAACAAATGAAAGGTACTATTATTTTATCCGGAAAATCAGGCAGCGGTAAAGATATGATGGCACAGTTTATGAAAGAAGCGCTTGCCATCCATGGACAAAAAGCATTAGTAATTCATTATGCTGATGCAGTTAAGTGGTTCTGCCGTGATTTTCTAGATTGGGATGGTAAAAAAGATGAAGTTGGAAGAACATTACTTCAAACCGTAGGGACTGATATAGTGAGAGCAAGACATCCAAATTTTTGGACTGGTATTGTAGTAGGATTAATTCAAGCCTTTGAGCCATATAAAGATTTTGATGTTGCAATTATACCAGATGCACGATTCCCCAATGAAGTTAATATTTCACTAGAAAATTTAAAGAATTGTGTAAGTGTACGTATTGAACGCAAGAATCCTGACGGGACAGATTGGATTAATCCAATGCTCACAGAAGAACAGCGCAAACACCCAAGTGAAACATCTCTTGATGTATTCGCTTTTGATTATATAGTACATAATGATGAAGGTTTAGATACATTACGTGATAGCGCAAAAACTATACTTGAAGATTTAAAGTTTATTTAAGGAGAGTTATATGAACTATTTTGAAATGGAACCAATGAAATATTTTGCTCCTCCTTCCACAATGAGTGCCGAACTGAGGCGTATGAAGTTAGAGCAAATGATAGACTCGGGTAATTATATGTTTGGCCTAAAAACTGATGGAAATTGGTCCCGTGCTGTAATCACAAAGGATCGGCAAGCCCTACAAACACGCGGTATTTCTACCGTAACAAAAACATATGGTGAGATTCAAGACAAGGTGCTATTTTGGAATGACATTTGTGATGCTTTTAGTATGGATACAGTTATACTTGGAGAAGTATATCTCCCTGGCGGTATTGATAAAGATACCGGCGCAATTTTAAGATGTCTCGCGCCAAAAGCAATAGCACGTCAGAAAGAAAATCCACTCAAATGGCGTATTTTTGATGTGTTGGTATTAGATGGAATGGATATGATGGATTGGTCTTTTGAAGAACGTATTTCTCATATTCCAAAAGTAGTTGGCCGCATCAATTCTCCATTAGTAGAAGGAGTTTCTTACTATGAAATGGATGAAACTTTCTTTGATCAAATGGGTGAAATTTTTTCTACTGGCGGTGAAGGATGTGTATGTTATCGTAAAGATTGTAAATACATTCCTGGGAAACGAGGCCCTCATGCTTGGGATACAGTAAAAGTCAAGCAGGAAATTTCATCTGAAATTGATGCTTTTATTAGTGGAATTGTTCCCGGCGAGCGCGTATATACTGGTAAAGATTTAGCTACTTGGCAGCTATGGGAAAATCAACGTACGGGAGAAAAAATAGTTGGCTCTTACTTTGGTGAATATCAGACTGGCGGCGCCTATATTCCAATTACTAAAAACTATTTTAATAATTGGCCTGGCGCAATTCAGGTGTCAGTTTATGATAATAATAAAAATGAGGTGCCATTGTGCAAAGTATCAGGTTTGACAGAAGATTTCAAATCTGAATTACGTGATAATCCAGATAGATGGATCAATTGTCCTGTAACTATCGGTGGCATGATGGTTAGCTCAGCGAAGGCTGATTCTGAAGGAAATGGCATTTCGATTCGTCATCCGCTTTTAAAACGAATTAGAGAAAATGATATTTCTAAAGAAGATTGTACTCTCGCAAAAATTTTAGGTTAAGCGTCTTTACGCTGAGGAGGTTCATATGGATTTAGATGAACTATTTAATGCTCTATAGGTGTGTGGATTCGATCCAGCACTATATCAATACTTTAATTAGTTGATAAATCATAGAACGATTATATTTAATTGTGATGTACAAGAAGATATAATAGAAAAAGTATTTATTCCTTTGCGCGAATTTGAATTAGATGATTCGATTGAGCCTGTAACTATTATTATGAATAGTAGTGGTGGATCCGTTTCTGATGGTTTTTTTCTCGCGCATTACATCTCTCAATATTCTAAGCCATTAAATATTATTGTACCAGGTTATGCATGTTCTATGGCTGCAGTAATATTAGCTGGCGGCGGGAAGAATGAAAATGTTATTAGAAGTTGTTTTCCTTGTAGTTATGCTCTAATCCATGATGGATATGTAGCTTTATCAGCGCAGGAGGCTAAAACCGCAAATGATATTATGGCCTTTAATGATGGTGTTGATAAAGAAATTAAACAATTCTTTATTACTAATACAAATATTACTGAAGAAGAATTTGATTCACATAGCCGTCGTCAATGGTTTTTAAGATCAGATGAAATGTTTAAAGCTGGTCTTATTGATCGAATTTATGGGCAAACAGAGGAGTGAGATTATGAAAATTAAACATTGGGCAGATACTTCAGCCCTCCTTCATTAGAAAGGTTTAATTAATCCACAAGTTAAAATAGCAATTAGTTCAATTACATTATAGGAATTAGAGCATATTAAAAATAGTGAGAAAGAAAGTAGTTAGATAAAATTTAAAGCGCGAGAAATAGTACGATCCATTTTAACATCAAGTAATTTTGATGTTATAATGACTGATAATCATAAAATAGATAGGATGCTTAAAAAGTATCCTTTTTTAAATAATATCAATGATCATCGTATTATTTGTGCTGCAGAATTATATGCCATTGAAACTGAACAAGATATTATATTTATGACTAATGATGCACTATAGTATTTATTCGCATTACAAATGCCACATTTAAGTGCTGTATATCCAATGGGCACGGACGTGACAGATAAACATGATGACGAATGGGCAGGCTGGGGTCGCTATTATCCAGATGAAAGAGAAATGGCTTTATTATATAGTGATTTAAGAATGAATATATTAAAGTGTAAGATTAATGAATACGCTGAAATTTATGAAGGAACAGCGCTAAAAGATATTTTATCTTGGACAGGATCTGAATATAGACCATTAAAATATAAAGAAATCAAGAGTGAATTTTTAGGTCAAACAATTCGACCATTAAATATAGAATAGAAAATGGCTTTTGATTTATTACAAAATCCTAATATCCCAGTTAAGTTACTTACTGGCGTTCCTGGAAGTGGTAAAGATTTCTTAATGTTTTTACATGCCTGGGATTTAGTACAAAAAGGTAAGAAAGATAAGATTATTTTTATTCGTAATCTAGTACCGTTTAAAGATGCCCCCGAAATTGGTTTCCTAGAAGGATCTCTATAGCGTAAAATTGAGTGGGGACTCGGCCCGATAGCTAGTATATTAGGAGAAGAAGGATTAAAAATGGCTCAGGATAGCGGACAAATTGAAGCAGTTAACTTGGGATTCATTCGTGGCATGAGTTGGGATAATGTAATTTTATATGTTTCTGAAGGACAGAATATTACTGGTGGTGGTTATAAGTTACTTGTTAGTCGCTGTGGTAAAAATTCAGAACTTTGGATTAATGGTGATACTCTATAGACAGATGGTAAGAAATTTGAAAGCAATAATGGCATAGAAAGATTATTAGGATCTTTAAGTGGAAATTAGTTATTTGGTACTGTTAAAATGTTAAAAACAGAAAGATCTCCTATTGCTGAATTAGCAAGTGTGATATAATGAGGGCGAATACCCTCTGGACCGTTACCAACTGGGACAACTCAATAGAGTTGTCCCTCTTTTTTATTTGACTTTTTTGAGATTCTATGTTATAATTTTTATAGAAATAAAATAAATAGTAGTTTTACCTTCTTATATTTTTACAATATAATCAGGAGGTGATGGTGATGTCCTGCGGAATTTATATAATAAAAAATAAAATAAATCAAAAGATTTATATAGGTCAATCTGTTGATATTGAAGAACGTTGGGTTAAGCATTGTGCAGGATATGGAATAGCACATAATTCTGCTATTGATATGGCCATTCAAAAATATGGTAAAAAAAATTTTACATTAGAAATTATTGAATTATGTCAAAGAGAAGAATTAAATGAAAAAGAAGCATACTATGCTGATTTATATAATTCATACGCGCCTAATGGTTATAATATCAATAAGTGCGGCGAAGCTTTTCATAATCCACAAAAAGATAAAGAAATTTCTTGCTATAATATTACAACTGGTCAATTAATTAAAACCTATCCGTCTACGCATGAAGCAGAGCGTAATGGCTATCTACGTCAAAGTATTGTTCCAGCAGCCGGACAAAAAGGTCGCAGTAAAACAGCTTATGATATGTTATGGCAATGGGGACATGCTCCTAATATAGAAATAGTAAAGCCTAAAGCCGGAAAACATGGCGGTAAAACTGTATATAGATATAACTTAGAATCTGGCGAATATATTGATAGTTTTAAATCACTTGCTGACGCTGAACGCTATCTCAACAAACCTGGCGGTAATAAAAATATTTCTAGTGTATGTAATCATAAACGTAAATATGCATATGGTTATATATGGTCATATAATTTATATAATAATATATTAATGGAGGAAACACAATGAGAATTTATTTAGCAGGAAGTATATTCTTTTATGGTGATGTTTTAAGAAACACAGAATGGGCTAAAAAAATTAGAGAAGCAATTCCTAATGTAGACCTGTATTCACCAATAGAAAATACTGATATTAATGGCACAGAAGGAAAAAAGAAGTTCGCGGGATCTCAAGAAATTGCTAAAGCAGATAATGAACGTTTAAATAATACAGATATTTTAATAGCCTGTATAGATAATGACGTGTTGCCCGCGGGCACTTGCGCTGAAATTGGTAAATTTCATGAAAAGATCGAACGTGGAGATCATAAGTATATTGTAGGTATTTGTACTGACAACAGACAAATGTTCCTTACTCATAGTGAAGCTAAAGATAAGGGTGGTGCCGCATCTCTTGGTGAACAGCAGTATAGTTATCAAAATCTATATGTAACAGGTTTAATTAAACAAGGAGGCATTCTTGTAAGTAATATCGAAGACGCTATTACTTTTATTAAAGAACATTTAAATGAATTTCCAAAACAATTAGAAATGGATTTTGATTCAACAGATTGGAGGTAAATCATGAAAACATTTGATCCTGTTGATGCAACAAGTAAATTTCCTATTTGTGGAATGCCAATACGATTAGATACATATCGTTCTTGTACGTTTTAGTGTAGATATTGTTTTGCTAATCGTTTTTTAGGTGGAAATACAAATTTTCAAATAGGTAATGTTATTAGTATAC